TCAGCGTAACCTTTACCATCAAACTCTCCTTCACTGTTACGATAAGCATCTCCATGTTTAGCAAGTTTACGTTCAATGTCTTCATTCATACGGGAAATTAACACTTCAATTGGTGTAACACCACCTGTAGCCATATCGTCTGCTTGTCTAGCAAGTTTTGTAGCTAGTTCTACATTGCCATCTTGTGATGCAATTTCTGCTCGTGCGCGGAGTACAGCTTCCTTACCTTCAAGTTGCGCCTCTTGCAACGCAATCTTTCTTGAAATACGCTTTCTATCTTCTATTAAATTCGCATACTCTGTATTTTTAGAGCCGTCATTATTTAGAGGTTCCATCTGTGACAAAGATTGGTCAATGGCTTTCAAAGCTGTTTTATCATCACCTTGTTCCCTAGACAAATTAAGCAAAGCCTCACGCCTTGTTTCTGCTTTTTTTACATCTTCTTCAGTAGAGGCTGTATTTACAATAATGTCTTGCAAATAGTTCAGCTTAGTATTAGTATCCATGCTGTGATAGTTCATACCCTCACGATCAAATTCATATCTTGTAAAATCTCGTTTTGTGTCAGTTGGTGTTGTTGCCAGACCCATGTCTTTCATTTGATCATCAGCCTGTTCTGTGCCAGCCGCTGTAACATCAAATCCGGGAGCAATAGCCTTAATAAGGCCACTACCTTTTATAGTCCCTTTAGGAAATACCATATCAGATTTGGCATAACTGCTTTCGGCATCAGACAAACTTCTTACAATATCAGATAACGAAAACTGATTTGCGGGAAGATCAACATTAGCCCGATTAATAAAGTCAAGAGGGCGTACACCACTCTTTTCTTTTTGTTCTTTCATAAAGTTAATGTCGTCTGTAAACCCAGACAAGCCACGTTCTTTGTACAAAGCAGCGGCAATGTTTTGTGCGTTTACATCATTGGCACTACCACCAATAACAAACGCGGCATCTTTGATCAGATTTTCAATTTCCTTATCTTTCTTGCGCCGTTCTATTTCTCGTTCTTCTGCTCTTTTTAAACGCCACTTAGACACCATGTCAATATTGTCACGTGTCCGTTCAATACTTTTTTGAAGTTGCGTATCAACAGATTTAGCAAAGCCTGTAGCAAAACCAGTTAAAAAAGACATTAACCTCTCCTACCCATCAAACCTGTTGCACGTTCTGTTGCGACTTCCCGAAGTGTACTAACAATATCATCTGTCACTTCATCAGTCTCAGTTGAATCCACATCTTCTTTTTCTTCTTCTGCTTCATCTTGTAATTTAGCAAGCGCCTTATCAACTTGAGTGCTTTTAATTTCTGTGCTTTTTTCCATACCAGTATTATAGTCAATACCTGACTTATCTGCCATGTACATAATAAGTTCCATAAGAACTGGAATAACAAGCATACCTACATCAACACTATGCTTTCCTTCCATAACGCCAGCCAGTTGGATATTATTTGCAACGGTACTTACAGGCACACCCATTTCAAGGACATCCATAAGTTGGTCTGTTACATCATCATTTGCAAAACGCGGAATATAGTAATCCAACGCTTCTTCTACCGTTGTATATTGTGCTGGAGTTTGCCAAGGACGTGCGCCAACTTCATGCGTCAGAGACATACCAGGAATTGGGGCATCAAAATTTGGTTCTGCCATATTATCAATCATTCTATTGACTCCCTCTGTTCACGTAGCATTGCAACATAAGATGCTACACGTTGCATAGGTTGATCAATGGCATCTTTATTATCTTTAGATTTCATCTTATTTTCAGACTGTGCAAGCAAACCACGCATCTTAGGCTTGGCTGTATTTACCTCTTCGTCCCTTTTAAGACGCTGATTAATATTTCTATACAGAATTGGCGCAGGATTATTTAACATAATTATACCTCACTTTAGGTTTTTTTACAACTAAATTCATCATCTGGCGTAGAACAAATTTAATTTTTGGCTTGTCCTTAATATACTTAGCAAAGTCTTCACCATGCTTTACATATAGTTTGTACAACCAGCGAGGTGCATTTTTCTTCATCCAGTCACGGAAGATAAACCAACGAATGTCAGACGGTCCATACACTTCACGTGCCACCCAGCAGAACTCAATGAAGGCACTACCAAGTGTACCGATCAAGCTACCAACTGCTGCTCCAGCTGCCGTTTTGCCAGCGGCTTTAGTTGCGGCGGCTTGTGCATCAGCACTTAACTGTGCAATAGCCATGCTGTTAATACGATCAAGTTCATTCTCTGCAGATGTCCATGCCCACTCCATTGTATCTGCATAATATGTCCACAAATTATCGTAGGCGTTCTTTGAAATATCCAGCAATGCAGAGGCGTTCAATTCGTTTGCACGATTGATGGCAGCAGTATTTGCAGTGGCAATTTCTCTACGCCACACTGCATTATTTTGTGCAATAGCAAGTTGATTTGTAGCATTAAACTGATCACGTTGATTGTTCAATTCAGCATTGAATCGTTCTACGGTATTACGCTGACCAGCATTAAACTGTGACTGTGCATTAGCTTGTGACGTATTAAACTGAGATACTTGGGAATTAAGACTTGCAAAGAATTGGTCAACCTGATTCTGCGAGGTTGCATTAAACTGTGCTGCTGCATTCTGTGCGGCTTGATCCGTAAACAAAGACTGTACACGTTGTTGCGCTTTAAACATATTGACCTGTTGCCTGTTGGACAAGTTTGCCATATCCATTTGCAGAAAGTTTTGCGCATTTTGTACCGCTGCCTGTTGGCGATTATTAAGATTAGCAGCATCCATTTGTGCCAATGCCGCCGCCTCTGACATTACAAGGGCTTGGTTATTGGATAGATTCTGCATATTCATCGTATTAGCAATACGACTATTTTCTAACTGTACTTGCTGTTCGGCTGTAAAGTTAATGTTTGCAATTTCACTAACTTTAGCCGCATTTTGAACACGTGCTTGAAAGGCTTGTGTAAACTCCATGCCCATAAATTCAGCACGTTGTTGTGCCGCAAGCATTGCACGTTGTTGTTTGTTAGAAAGGTTTTGTGCCTCAAACTGTGCAACAGTAGCCGCATCAGCAGAAGCGATAGGCAGAGCAGCTTCAAGGGTGGCTTGAACAATAGCCTGACCAGCTATGCTACTTGCGCCAAGTCCACGGGCAGCCATTCGTGATGTTGCATTACGAAGTGCGCCAGCAGCCCATGCAGGTGGATTTTTGGCATCAAAATTTGCAGTAAGTTGTGCAAGCTGACCCTGAACAGTTGCCTGATCAGAAGGTGTTGCTGTAGCCGCTTCAACTTGTTCCGTAAATTGTGCAGCCTTCTGAGCATCTGCTACACCACTAATTAGTTCACCAGCCTGAATCTCACGTTGTACAGGATTGTTAAGAAGAATTGCATTACCTTGTGCGGCATTCAGATTACCAACAGATGAGGCAGTCTGTTGTGCCGCTACTAATTCAGCACGTGGATCAACAGTTCCTTGTGCAGCCTGTGTAGCATCCAATGCAGAAGCAACGGCTGGAGCAGCAGTGTTTGCCTGTACTTGTGCAGCCTGTGATTCCTGTGGTGCTGTTGCTTGGGCAGTAGTAGCCATAGTAGTTGGAACTGCCAGCGAACCAGTTACCTGACCTGTTGTTGGGTCAATCATCTGGTCTGCTTCAGCTTGTATACCTACAGCAGCAACTGCACTACCCTCTGGCAGTCCTGGCTGTGAAGCCTGCTGTACAGTAAAGTCCTGTAGGTTTTGCCCTTGCGGTGGCGGTGGCAAGTATCCTGCAGTGGTTGCAATAGGACTGTTTTCTACAAGCTCCAGAACTTTTGGACCATCTGCGGCTGGTCCCTCTTTAATGTTTATACCAACGTCTCTTGCAAACTTTTGAAATTCAGGTGTTAGTTCATTAGCCCCTAATCCAGTAACACCAGTTTGACCAAGAGTTATTGGGCCTGTATACAGGGTCTGTACGTAGTCCAGAATAGCCCTAGTTTTTTTGTATGGTTTATTTGCATCATCATCTTCTTCCAGCGCTTTTGTCATCTCATCAAACTGAGTTTGAATAGCTGGATTTTTAAGTTGATTAGTGCCGGGAAATCTCTCTACATTAGTTCTATATTGTGCATATGGGTCTTGAGCAGGCCCAGCTGGACCACCTGTAACTGGAACAGGTTGTTGTGGTAAACCTGTGTATGGCCCTGTTGGTTGTGCAGCAGGTTGTTGAGTACCCATACCTGTCATGTCAAAGTTGTCATACAGGCTGTCTGGTGCATCTGGATTACGCATCAGTTCATACTGATTCCCTTGTTTCCAGTCTTCATAGCGTCCTTCACCGGGCAGAACAACTCGCCCCATAAATCCTTCAGCCCGTGCTTTTCTAGCACTCTCTTGTAATCGCTTCCACTCTGTTTGAAGTTGGTCTTCTGACTTTGGTCGTGACGTATCAGGTACAAACAGATTGCCCGAAAAGCCGCCTGTACCCGGACCACCTAGTACACCAAGACCAAGCGTTGGTTGTCTCAGTTGTTCTGGTGTCATAGGAATGCTTGGATTTAATCCGTCAGGTGAAGGTGTCTCCGTTGTGATAGGCATAGCTTTTTCGAAGCCCAGTTGTTGCCCCGGTGCTTGAACAAATTCAGAACCGCCACGAAGTTTGTTTGTTTGACCTGTTCTACGAAGGTATGCCTCATAGGCTTGGTCCTGTGTCCCAATAGAAGTATCTCCGTGCATACCAAAGTAAGGCGAATATGTAAATGCTTGACCCCCTACACCACCTCTCATATTTTTAAATTCGGGTGAGTCAAAGAAACCTGTATCTACGTTTTGATGCTTATTCTTTAGATTTTGAATGCCTTCTTTTCGTTGAAACTCTTGCAGTTGACCATACGTAAAGTTTTGACCTAGTGCTGCTTGCTGTCGCTGAAACTCTGCAAGTTTAGTTTCATAATCTTTTTTAGCCCTATCAGCATGGTACTGATAGTTACCAAAATGGCCTTCGTCTATTGTCCCATCACGATTAAGTCTTTGAGCAAATCCAGTGCGGGGGTCAATAGTAGATGTATCAAACATCTTGCTCAAATCTCTCATGATAGGTGCAGCAACAACTTTATCTGCTGGTCCACCTAATCCGGGCAATCGTCCACCAAAACTAGGTCTACCATCAGTAGTGGGTCTAATACCTTCCATTTCTAGATTGGGTGCTTGGCCTACACCACGTGGGTCATTCATAACAGGTGTTATACCAGTAAAATTAGGTGCTGCTTGTTGCAAATCCAGCTGGTTCTGTGCTTGTGCCAGTGTACCGGGTGCAAATTGACCTTGACCAGCAAGAGATGTATTTAAGATAGATGCAACTTGGTCTGGTGTTGCGCCGGGGCGACCACCAAATCCACCTAGTGCTACAGTACCAGTGTTGGCAGCAGGTTTTGTGACGGGTTGAATGCCCGGTGCAGGTTGTCCAGCTGGAACTTGAGGTATCTGTGGTAAACCTGTGTATGGGTTTTCTGGTGGTTTGGCAGCAGGTGGTGGTGTTGCTGTAGCCGTTCTAGCAGCATCTATCTGCCTCTGTAAGTCTTGAATTTGTCCTTCATAATTTGGACCACCATATTGCTTTTTAAAATTTCTAATGGCCTCTGTATAATCAGGACCAGACAAACCTCTTCCTGCTTGCTGTTGCCTACGATTATAGTCTTTTCGTTGTCGTTGCACATCAGCAAGTTGTTTCTGTAGGTCATCAACCGAACCACCTGCTTGCATTTTTACTACACCACCACGTGCCATCTGAATGGCCTTTTGCTGGTAGTTTTGCATCTGCTGTTGGCGCATGGGGTCTTGAGCAAGGTAGTCTTGAAAGCCCTGCATATTGCCCTGATAGCCCATAGCACGTGCAATCTTTTCCATGCCACTGGGCTTAAATGCTTTAAACATTGCCATACTGTTTACCTACTCAATACTTTATCTAGTTTATCTTCCAGACGGTGCAATGCTTCCATAACACGTTGCATGTCATCTCGCAATTCCGTCTTGGTTGCGTACTCTTCACGTGTTTTGTTCAGCAATATCTCAAGACGCTTCTGTTCAGTAGCCATACGATTGAGCCACCAGCCACCACCAACAATGATGAGGCCAATCAACATGTCAACAAGGTTGGTCATTTCCATAGCTTAAATCCTTGTCAGTTTGCTTATCATACAACATCCCAAGATATGGTGGTTTCATTCCACTCATATCTACCCCCATCGTCAGGAAATTCAATAGGAGGCTCCCACTGAAATGAAGTTTGATTTAAAACCCAAGAGTCATATTGCTTGGGGGGTATGAAACAGTCTTGGTCGGGATTATATGTTCCCCCTACCCCTGCAAAATTCTTCCTAATATTGCTATTGTAACTTGTTTGAATCCAATTTGTTTCTAAACCAAACAAAGATTTACAAAAAGCAATACCTACTTCTTCAGATTCATTTCCATCGTCATCTAAACACTCGTTGTTGTTTATGACGACAACTTCAATGACATTGTTATTTTCATCTAATTTTGCAAAGTGAGCCATGTTTACCCTATGTCGTATATGTTCCAGAGCCTGTAAATTTAATTATTGTGTTTGATCCTGATGTTGTTATTGTTGGTGAGCCTGTCGTGGTTCCGCTGTATTGTGCTGTTGGGACAGATATGATAACAACCCCAGAACCGCCATTAGCCCCATTAGCGTTCAAGCCACCACCAGTAGTGCCGCCACCACCACCGCCACCGCTGTTTGCCGCACCAGCAGTTGCGTGATTACTAGAACCTTGACCACCATTACCGCCACCATCTGCTCCACCTTGAGGTACGCTGTGATTGAAACCAGCACCACCGCCACCACCAGCACCATATTTGTACGCCGAGCCTGTTATGCTGTTTGATGTTCCCGGACCACCATTGTAAATAGTTGAGCCACCACCATCGCCACCACCACCAGTGCCATACTCGCTGCTGGGACTACCACCATTGCCAGTGTTTCCTCTGTTGCCGTTTGCTGAATAATAGTTACCAAGGACACCACCACCACCAGCAGAAACTGTGGTCAGTCCAGAACCAGTCAACGAACTTGTGCCACCATCACCGGGAGAGCCACTTGATGCCGTTGCGCCACCGCCACCAACAGTAGCTGTTAAAACTGTGCCGCCTGTGACAGATTGGGTTGAAGTGCTGACACCACCACCACCGCCACCGCCACCACAATAAAATCCTTTAAGACCGCCTTCACCGCCACCGATAGTTAAAATATTGATACTAACAATATTAGCTGTACCATAAAAATTAGAAATACTTATCTGACCAGAAGCAGGGACACCAGCCGCCGCACCGTAATATTCAGAAAGAGAAATCGGGTGGGAACCACCGAACTCATTCTGGATTTGCTGTAGTGATATTGCGCCGCTAGTTTGCAGAGCCATTTTTTAACTCCTCAACTTGTGCTTTTAACTCTTTAATTGCTTCGATTAGAAGTGCATGAAGCTGGTCGTATTCAACAATGTCGTAAAGAGTCTCGTCAGGCTCTTCGGTTACGCTATCATGACTCAGGGGCATCGTGCTTTGCTGAACAGCAGACGGAAGCACGTTCTTTACTTCCGTAGACAAAACACCAGCGGATGCTTTACCATCCTTCTTCATAGTGAAAGTGTAACCTGTCAGTTTCTCAACCTTTGACAGCGCATCAGTAACAGGCTCAATGTCTTCTTTAAGGCGCGGGTCAGATACAGACGTTGAGTATGCTGTCACGTTTCCATCGAAATGACCATTACCACTGCCGTCAAAAAGGACTCTATCAGTGCCGCCGTTTCTGTAGCGGAATGATTCACCAACAACATACATAGTATTGCTGTGGTATTGTATCTTACCGTTGGTATTACCACTCCAATTTCCGTTTTCAATACGAAGATGTTTACTAGCTTTGACTAAAAGGCCAGCGGCTTCTGTGCCGAAAGTGTGGGCGTTGTTGTGGTAGACATTTACTCCACCGTCCTGCACACAACCGATATAAGTTTCACCATTCCCTGCAATTAAATAAAGGTTGGTTCCACCTACGAATAAGTTGCCTTGGCCAACATCGGTAATGTATGAGTTCGAACCATCGTGGTACAGTTGCAAGTCAACACTTGATCCCAGCCTAAGTCTGTCATTATCTTGCATATCAATGTTGCCACCCATCGTGAGTGTGCCTGATATATCTGCTGCACCATCAATGTCCAAGCTGTCGGCTTGCAACTCGCCTGTAATGTCTACACCGTCTGCCTTGGTGCCAAGTTTTGCAACATTGTCGTAATAAAGATTGACAGCACCGTTTGTTGTAAAAGTAGCTTTAGATTCACTTGTCGCCGAGTTAGAGATTATTACATTTGTATCACTGGCAATATAAAGGTCTCCAGTGCCTGTTTCTTGAATTAAACTATGAGAACCGTTATGATAAATCTGCAAGTCAGTGCTAGCACCAAACTGCGCCCTCACATTATCGCTAAATGACAAGTTACCACTGGTCTTGGTATCTGCCGCATCGCTGCGTAGGAACGAGGCACTATTAACACCATCAAGTAAATCTGCATCTAATCCAGAGCCAGAACCATCATTGCCTTGGTGCCAAACCCGGTAGGAGTTTGCTCCAAAACTCCAGCCACCAACTGCAATATCATTGATCCCAGCATCAAGACCAAAGTAACAACCAAAATCTTGCGCGGCATGGAGGGCAAAAAAAGCATCGTTTCCAACACCAAAATTATAAACTTCGAAGGCACCTAGACCACCAGTGCTAGTTGCTATAGTATCGTAGTTGTTAGTCTCATTATTCTTAAATGATATATGATGTGTAGCGATATCTGCTGCATCGCTACGAAGAAATGATGTGCTGTCGATGTTGTCAAGTGTAGAAGCATTAATAGAACCAGAATCAGACAAGTCTGTTGAAGCAATGGTAATGTTTGCTGAACCATTAAAAGATTTGCCAGCAATAGTACGTGCCGTCTGAAGGGTGGTGGCTGTGCTAGCATTGCCTGTTACGTTACCTGTCAGTGATCCAGTAAAGCTGGTAGCAACGGCAGTCCCAGTGATTGTCACTCCTGTGCTACTGGTGGCGAGTTTGAGTGCGTTGTTGTGATAAAGATTTACTGCACTATCACTAACACAATGAATATAAGTCTCATTAGAGTTGTTAAGTAAAACAAGATTATTTCCTCTTAAGTAGACGTTACCTGTGCCGCCACTTTCAGCAAGGTAGGTGTTTGACCCGTCATGAAAAATTTCAAAGTCATTACCAGTACCGAACTGCGCTTTGACATTATCGCTGAACGACAAGTTACCAGATGTCTTTGTATCTGCTGCATCGCTACGAAGGAACGAACTGCTGTCGATGTTGTCAAGCAAGGCTGCATTAGATGCTGTGCCAGTAACATTGCCTGTTATGTTACCTGTTACGTTACCTGTCAGCGGTCCAGTAAACCCTGCCGCAGTAATTGTGGTTGCTGAATCAATCTTTGCACCAGTTACAGCATCGTCAGCAAGACCAGCCGTGCCAATCTTCGGACCTTCACCTGACGTACCATCGTGGCTGTGACCTGTGGTTCCGTTAAACGCCCCCTGAATAGCATCAAACTCTCCGTCAAGGTCAGAGGCGTTGATTACGTTCCCATCAGAAATGTTATTGGCGGTATCATTACGAGTGTAACCTGTACCCATTATTATCTCCTAGCGTTAGTAGTATACTGCAACGTGGCAGCGTCAATCGTAAATACAGCGTCTGTGTTTGTTCCTGTTGTTTCATATAGAATTGACACTGTAAATCCTGAACCTATTGTTTGTACATCATAGATGGCTTTTTGTTTTACACCAAAAAGTGATGTACCAAAAATACCAGAACCGTATGTAATAGATGCGGCTGCATCGCTTGACAAAACAGCAGAGTCTGGTTGAATTGAACCCGGTTGGTCAAAGTCAAACTTGAGTGATAACTCAAGGTCAAAGTCACCATTTACGTCCAGATAAGTTGTTCCTTTGTAAATAGTCTTACGAACATTGGGGTCGCCCAAAGGAATAAACGGAGTGGCAAACGTGGCTGGAATATATGTTCCATCAAATGAGTTACCCTGCTCCATCTGATATACATATCCATCTGCATTAGCAAAGTAAATACGTTCTGCAAATCCATCATACTCACTATATGTTACAAATGCGTTGATGCCTCGTATATCATTGAAGGCTACGCCTTCTTGAAGTTGTGTAGCACCAATGCCTTTAGCAGAATTATTGGTATAACCAGTATTATAACCAAACAAACGATACTGGCTTTTTTCACGAATGACTGTGCTTGCAAAACCATTAGGGCTACTTGAAATCAAATCCAATATCTCAACCTGAATAGTCTTTGATATTGCTGCAAGACTAAAGTCACCAATGCGGTCTGTTGCAGAAAAGAGGCGCAGTCCGTCAGGACCAAGAAATATTACATCACCACCAATTTCCTGCACACTGTCTGGAGCAACACACCCCAAGTCACGTGATACTGGTTGCATTACAAAGTCTGCTATACTGTTACCGTTTAGTACATTAATGCTACTTTCACTAAAGATAATTAGTTGTTCACGGAAAACAATCAGTCCTGTAATCGTATCTGCAACATTAATTATACCACCACCGTTAGCAATTGTAAAGTCATCATCTTCATATGGAGCAGAAAAAATTACTTTTTTCCCATTACCAAGTACGATGTGGTTTTTAAAGTTGACAATAAAACTTGAACCAGAAGTATCTGCAGACAGTGATGTTAGTTGTTCAAATGTCGTACCGTTAAATCTAAATGGCTTACCTGTACCATCTACCAGCATCAGTTTTTCTGTACCGTCAAAGTCGTACTTTAGAAAACGTACCTTGCCAACGCCACCGATTGTAATACCTGCACTACCGTAGGTAGCGTTGTCACTTATCTGTGTCCAACCTATGCCACTAGACCTAAACAGGTCATTTCCTCGTACCGCATATACTTGGCTATTGTATCTGTGTATTCCACGAACAACTCCCGTATTAGATAGAGCATTTGCATCAAACTTCTCAAAACCCTCAATTCGTGTGTAGCCACCAAAAATGGAAGGCTCAAAGTTTCGCAGAATACGTGCAGAACCCGGTGCTTGAAAACCTTGCTGATACGGAGACAGGTTCGTAATCAAGCCACCCTTAAATTCAAACGAATGGGTCTGCCATGCATCAGCCATTAGATAGGCAACCTCGCGTAGCCCATGCGACCACCCCCACCAGTATTCTGTGGAATCATATATGAACGTAAATAGTAAGTGCGGTTAATTAACATAGAACGCATATTTTTAATGCCCTCTTGATACTTTTCTTTTGCTACCAATGCATCTTGTGTATTGCCACGGAAAAGATACGCATAGTGCATAGCACCATCTACAACAACATGTTTAAATCGTTCAGGCACAGCAGGAACATCATCATGTAGGTCAAGGTCTACTGGCACACGATAATACTCATAGACTATAGTATATGCTGCATCAGGCTTTGGCGTTACAATATATTCAAGAGCAGGACCATGTGCTACTAACTGCGGTACACCTTGCCGACCTGTGGTATTATACTCTTGGTCTACATACTTTTCTAGATATTCTTCATATGCAACAATGCCCAATTTAGTTGTAGCATTACCAAGAGTAGAGTCTTCTTTAATACGGAAACTGTCAAAGTCTAGTAGTTTAGCATCGCTTGGGAAAGCATAACGTGTTACATTAGCAGATAGGACATCTTCTTGCTCAACGTGATTAAAAGGCCAATTGTATTCTGTCTGATTAATATCACGAAGTGAAGCATTAATAGCATCCTTTGCATGTGCATAGAATCCTGTAGCAGTAGCAAAGTTAGACGTAGTAAGTTCCGTTTCATTCAAACGGCGATTTACTTCATTTACAAGTCCTAGATAATTATACGCCATTAGTTTTCTCTTATCCTTAACTTAACAGTACGTTCAGCTTGACTTGCGGTGCTGTCTACTATATTACAGGTAAAAATGTATTCACGATTTAATACACCGCCACCTAAATTAATTGTAGCTACAGTACTTGTATTTGTCTGTGCAATATTTTGAATACTGTCTGTTACAGCATTAGAAGAAGCAGTAGTTAGTGTTTGACCTGCACCAAGAGTTGTCTTGCCGATTTCAGATGTTTGTACAGACCATGTTACAGATGAGATTGTAGCTGTATCCAAAAAACGTGACCAGTCGATACTGTAATCTAAACTTTCATCTGGGTCTTTTGTAGGCCATCTAAATGACATCTAATTCTCCTATGCAGCTACTCTACGTTCAGCAGCAGTATCATTACGTGGCACATAAGCTACTCTACGTCTGTCGTAGTCAGCCGCAACAAACGTGAATGTTACGCCTGTTGCTGTTACATTGCCAATACTAAATGTTCCTTGTACACCTGTAATACTAAAGGCATTACTTAATGCTACTGTACCAATAGCACCTGTGCCTTGCACACCTGAAACGATGCGTTCTGTTGGCTGGTCTTCTACTTCACCAACTTGTGTAATACCTTCAACACCTGTTAGTGTGACTGTATTACTATGCTCTAACGAACCAATGCTACCTGTTGCAGATACACTTGATACTTTTTCAGCAATATTAACCTGAATAGAACCTAGTGCTGCTGTACTCTGAACGCCTGTAGCAATAGGCTCATCTACATTAGGACTTACTGTACCAATAGTACCTGTCATTGGCGAACCAGTTACAGGAACACGGTTAATAGAACGAATGTCTAATCCAGCGGCATTTAAGGTAAATGTACCTACTACACCAGTAACTTTTTCAGATATATTTACTGTTACAGTACCAATTTGACCTGTAGCAATATTAGTAGAAAGTTCCTTACGAATATTAGGTGATACAGTACCAATTTGACCCGTTCCAGCTACACCTGTAAGTGTTAGCGTGTTTGCAACCTCAAGTGTGCCAACTGAACCTGTAAGCGCATTTGGTCCATACAACGGTTCTGTAATATCAACTTCAAATGCATTGATATGTACAGCACGAGTAAGAGCAGTCCCACTGACTCCTGTTAATGCAATATTCGGCGTTACAACTCCATAACTTGCAGAGCCGTATACACCAGTTCCATAAATTGCATCAACGGAATCGTAGAACGCCATGTTCTACTCCTTACGCAATACGAACGATAGCGTTAGATGCGTTAGCAGTTGGGAACTCAATAGTCAAGTCACCAGCAGTAGCGGAAACTGTACCACCAAAATCAATAACGCAAATAGCAGAGTTGCTGTTTGCAGTATTGTAAATGATACAACCGTCAGCAGCTACAGTTACATTTGCAAATACCTCATCAGTAAAGTCTAAAATAGCTGTAGTACCATCTACTGAAATAGTTGCGCCGTCAAGTACCTGACCACCAGCAGTGTAGTTAGTACCAGATGCTTCGTCAGAGTTACCTGTTACAGTTGAATAGTTGGTTGTGGCAGCACCATACGTACCAGTTGGTGATGCTTTAATCAGTGCCAGTTTAAGTGAATCTGTGTCAAGGTCATGCAAACCTCCCAAAAGTTCCGACTTAAAACTGGTACACATTGCAGTTGTGATTGCCATTTGTTTTCTCCAAGATTATCAAAAGATGTAAAGGGGCAAGGTATTAGCCCTGCCCCAATACGTTAGTTAGGCGAGTGTGTCGCGGTCTACTTCGTCAGCAGCCATGTCACCTTGGTCACTGATGTCCATCATCACGGCATAAGCACGTAGCTTACCAGCCGTAAATGAAGCACCACTGCCAGCCAGCACAAAATC